ACGGTCTATGCGCTCGATGTGGATAGCACTCCCAGTCGTGTGCTGCTCAAATATGGGCAGCAGTGGCCTGCCACTCAGGACGTTCCGAACGCTGTCCGCGTGCGCTACGTCGTCGGATATGGCGCGAGTGCGGCATCCGTACCGAACAATATCCGCCTCTGGATCATGGCCCACGTCTGCCAGGCGCTCGATAACCCGAGCGGACTCGACCTGGCCAATCTCAAAACGCTTCCCTACCTCGACCGCCTGCTGGATGCAGAGCGAGTATGGTGGGTGGGCTGATGCACCCGTCCGCATTCTCGCCTGGCCGGACGGTGCCGATTGGCGTACTCGACAAACGCATCACGATCCAGCAGGCCAGCATTACCCGTGACGCGATCGGCGGCCCGGTCGTGACCTGGATGGATGTGGCCACCGTCTGGGCGCATGTGCACCCGCTCGCCGGCCGCGAGCGGATCAATGCACAATCCGTTTATGCCGAAGTCACGCACCTGATCATCGTGCGCTGGCAATCGGAGTTCTCCGACCCGCAGGCCATGGCGAAAATGCGCATCGTCTATGCCGGCAGGCGCTTCGCCATCGGCTCGGCCGTGGATATCGACATGGCGCACCAGTTCCTCGCGATTTCGGCGCAGGAAGGTCTGAGCGATGGATAGCATGATCGACTTCGACACATCCGGCATATTTGCAGAGCTTGAGCAGTTCAATGGGCATATCAAGGCGCCGCTGATCAGGACCGGCAGTGCGGCAGCAGCTCGCGTGCTCTACGAAGAAGCTCGCCGGCGCTGCCAGGTCAAAACCGGTCTGCTGAAATCGTCAATCTACCGAGTGCTATCCGAGTCGGAAAGCAAGCCTGGCAGAGTCGTCTATCACGTGTCATGGAATGTGAGAAAGGCGCCGCACGGCCATTTCATCGAATTCGGCACCAGCAAGGCGGCGGCCCGGCCATTCCTCCGCCCCGCCTACGAGTCCGCCAAGGCTGAGGCCATCGCCGCTGGAATCGAAGCCATGAGGCAGAAAATCCAAGATGACGGTTGAATCAGCCATTTTCGACGCGCTGACCGGGCTGGTGTCCGGCCGCGTTTATCCCGACGTGGCGCCGGCCGGAGTTGCGCGGCCGTACCTCGTGTTCCAGCAGGTCGGCGGCGAGTCGGCGCAATACCTCGACAGCACGCTGCCGAGTCGCAAAAACGGCCGCTTCCAGATAGCCGTCTGGGGCGATTCGCGAAGATCGGTTGCTGCGCTCGCGCTATTGGCAGAGCAGGCAATCGTCACGTCTGCCGCATTCCAGGCAGCTCCGATCGGCGCGCCAGTGGGAGATTACGAGAGCGACACGAAGCTCTACGGATCACGGCAAGATTTTTCGATCTGGTCCGCCAGATAAATTTCACCGGCCGCAAGGCCAAACAAGCAAGCCGCCTCCGGGTGGCTTTTTTTTGCACGACCGAAACGCCGTGAGGCGCCGGGGGCCGGGAAAGCCGGCTCATTGACCAAAGGAGCATCACCATGGCTGCACAACTCCCGGACGGCGCTACCGTCCTCATCGCCACCACTTACGGATCGGCAAAAACCGTCTCTGCCGTCACAAACACAAGCCCGGCCGTCGCCACCTCGACGGCGCACGGCCTGAGCAATGGCGCCCTCGTTCTCGTTGCGTCCGGATGGTCGCGACTCAATGCGCGGGTTCTGCGCCTCGCGTCAGTTGCCACCAACACCGCCTCGTTCGAGGGGTTCGACTCGTCGAGCCCGTCTGTTTTTACCCCAGGCGGCGGAATCGGCACGATGACCGAAATCACGGCGCTGACTCAAATCACCCAGATTATGGGATTCGAGACAACCGGCGGCGATCAGCAGTTCGTCAACTACAGCTTCCTCGAACAGGATTTTGAGACTCAACTGCCGACGATTACCAGCGCGCAGTCGATCAAGATCAGCATCGCTGACGATCCAAGCCTGGCCGGTTACATCGCCCTCAAGGCGGCCGGCGAAGCGCGCGCAACCCGCGCACTCAAGCTGCTGCTCAAAGACGGGTCCTTCGTTCTCTACAACGGCGTGGTCAGCTTCAACGAAACCCCGACCGTCACCAAGGGAGCAATCATGACCGTCAGTGCCACATTCAGCCTGACCGGCCGCCCGGTTCGCTACGCCAGCTAATCCACGCCGGATTTCATCCCGCCGGGTCGCTACCGGCGGCCTTTTTCTTTTCAGGACGCACAAAAATGGCAAAGAAACTCATCCTCGCGGCATCGCCGACATTCAAATCCAAAGTGGCAATCCCCATTCCAGGCGGATCGCCAGTGCTTGTGGAATTCACCTTCAAGCACCGGAGGAAGGACGATCTGTTCACGTGGTCGCAAAATTTGGCCGGCATCGAAGACGTGGATCTGGTCAAGGACGTTGCCAGCGGCTGGGATCTTGACGACGAATTCAACGATGCCAACATCACAGAGCTGACGCAGACCTACTGCGGATCTGCGCGCGCCATCCTGGACAGGTATTTTGCGGAGCAGACCGGCGCCAAGCTGGGAAACTAACCGCGATCGGCGCTGCGCTCTATCCGAGGAAGCGCGACGAAAAAAAACTTGAGGCGTTCGGGCTTTGCGCTGCTGACTACGATGGCGATCCTGTCGAGGTATGGCCGGAGCATGTCCGCGCGCTTGAGATTTTCCAGCGCCTGCGGACGCAATGGCGGCACGGACATAGCGGGCCTACCGGGCTGGACTATGCCGCTGTCTATCCGCTGATCGACCGAGCGGCGCCGACTGCGGACGAGTGGGATTTGCTGCTGACAGAAATACAGCAAATCGAGATTGGCGCGCTCAACGAAATGCACACGAAGGAAGACGAATGAGCAGCACGACAATCGGCAAGGCGCAAATCGAGGTAGCGGTAGATGCCTCGGGCGTCGATGTGGGCGTCAGCAGTGCGAAACGCAGCCTCGCCGGACTGGCCGATGCCGCAGCGCAAGCAGGCGCACGGGGAAAGCGTGGCGTAACGTCGATCGGAGAAGGCGGCGACGACGCTGCGCGAAAGGTGGAGCAATCCACAAAGTCGATCATCTCTTCCATTCAGATCGCAACGGCGGCGATGGAGGCTGGCAGCAAGTCAAACGCCAGCTACTTCAAATCGCTCGCCAGCCAGCAGGGCGTCGATGCGAATGTATTCAAGCCATACCTCGACCAGCTTGATGCTGCAAAGGCAAAGCAAGACGCGGTAATTCGATCCAACGCGCTCGCAGAAAATTCGTTTAAATCCCTCTCCAGCGCAATCTCCGGGGTCAGCGGATCAGTTGACCGCATCAACTCGTCTGTCGACCAGATGGACACGAGATCTTGGTCAGAGAAAATATCCGGATCGATTTCCAAAGGATTTTCTGACGGAGAATCTAGGGCAAACAGCGCCATTGACAGCATTGCAAGCTACGCGGAAAGCAAGCTGGTAATTGCGGGAGTCGCCATTGCAACGGGCGTTTCCGCAGTCGCCCTGTCCGCTCTGTACGGGGCGTACAAAGTTGTCGGCGAGTTTGCCTCTTTCGCATCGTCCATGCTCACCGGCGAGAAGTACACCAACAAAACAATCGATGACGTGGTTGCGCTGACTAAAGAGGTTTCGTCGTTGCAGCGAAGCCTTGTCCTGTCGGCTGACGGGGCATCGGCGCTCAACGAGGCATTGACGGCCGCAGGCATCGGAAACAGTGCCTACGTATCGACACTGGAAGCGGCTACCGTCGCGGTTCGCACAAATTCGGAAGAGCTTGACCGACTAGGCGTGAAATACCAGTCGGCAAACGGCGAGCTATTGTCTCAACAGGAAATCCTGTCGAACGTCAAAGCGGCGCTTGATGCCTACGCAGAAGGCTACGACCGAACCGCAGCGGCTGCAGCCATTGGCGTAGGCAGTTACAAGGCGATTTCCGACGCGATCTCTATCACGACCGAAAAGACCGATGCTGCGCGGCAGAAGCTGATGGATTATCACTTGATCGTTGGTGATGGAACGAAGGAGGCGGCGAGAGAATACGAAAAGTCAATGGCGGTATTCAACCGCGAAAGCGAGTTGATGGCGCAGGGGCTGAAAAAAGCCATTGCGGACGGGATGATGCCGGTATTGACGGAGCTTGCCATTTATTTCAAGGACGGATTCCCGCAGGTTGTGACCATTTTCCGTCAGTCTATCGCGACTGTTGTATCGTACATGTACGGGCTCAAAGACACCGCGGCAGATGTTGCAGAGCGAGTGTCAGCGTCATTCAGCGCAATGGCGGGCGTTGTTTCGCGCATCGGACAGGCGATCTCAAAGGCCGCCAAAACCGACATGGCCGGCGCGTGGAGCGATATTGCTGCAATCCCTGAAGACGTAAAGAACAAATGGGAGCAATCGAACAAGGCCATTGCCGATAATGCGATCAAAAGCGCGGAGCTGTGGGCCACGTCGAGAAAGAGAGCCATCGCTCTCGCTTTGGGGTCGGATAGCTTTGATGTCGGCGATGCGCCGAATGCGAAAAGTGGCTGGAAGAAATGGACGCCAAAAGGTGGGGGCGGGGGATCGGCATCCGGCGGGACAAGCCAGGAAGTCACCGAGTACAACAAGCTATCTGAAGCGATCCAGAAATACGTCGCACAGATAGAAGCCGAGCTAGCCGGAGAACAGAAGCTGACCGAAGCGCAAAAGCTCGGCGTGGAAGTCCGGCGCAGGCTCAGCCAGGCGAATCAGTCTGCCCTGTCCGCCAGCCTCGAAAAGGCGCGCGCCCTCGAAATTTCCCTGGAAATGCAGAAGCTCGCGCGGCAGGCGGAAGAGGAAGCCGCGAAGGCGATCCAGGCGCGCGCGGATAAGCTGCGCTCCGGCGCCGACGCCATCGTTGCGGACACCCTCAAGATCCGCGAGCACACGGCAGAAATCGGCTTGTCGGCATCGGCAATCGCCAACCTCAAATCTGCGCGTGATGCCGACACGCTGGCTACCCTGCAGAACGAACTGGCGCTGCTCGACGCCACCGGCCAATGCACGGCCTACAGCGAAGCTTTGCGCGATAACATCGCTGCGCTGGGCGAGCGATCCGATGCGCTGCAAGCAGATGCGTTAGCACAGGCCAGCGCAGACGCTGCCAAGAAAGCCCAAGAGGACTGGAAAAAGACATCCGCGACGATTGAGCAATCGCTGACGGATGCCCTCATGCGAGGATTCGAGGGCGGCAAGGATCTGGCGAAAAATCTCAGGGATACCGTCGTCAACATGTTCAAAACGATGGTGCTGCGCCCGGTCATCCAGGCCACAGTCACCGGCGGCATGGAGTCGCTTGGGCTTGGCGGAGCGCAGCAGGGCCAGCAGACTGTTGGCGCACAACTGCAGAATGCCAATTCTCTGATCAGCGGAGTGAACAACGTATTCAACGTCGGTTCCATGCTCGCCGGCGGGTATGGCGCGCTACCCGGAACGCTCACGGCATCCAACGTCGTCGGCGCATTCGGCGGCGATGCGCTCGGCACGCTGATCGCCACAAATCCGCAATGGACAGCGGCGGCAGCATCGGCTGCCGAGGGCGCAGTGGCCGCATCGGCGGCTGCCGAGGGGGCCGCTGCCGCGGCCGTTGCCGCAGAGGGCGCCGCGGCCACTTTCGGAAGCGCTGCCGCAGCGGCAATCCCTTATGTCGGCTGGGTCGTCGCTGCCGCCGGCGTGCTCTACTCAATTTTTGGCGGAGACGGGCCAGGGAAATCGCAGGGGGCGGCGGCATACACTTCGCTGTCCGGCGGAAAGATCGGCCAGACGGACATCGGCGAGGGCCCGGCTGACAAATACGCATCCGGGTATCAGGTTCCTCTGAACAGCATCAACGCGGCATTCCTCGGCGCAATCGATGCGCTTGGCACGGCGCTCGGCCGGCAGCAAACGGTCAATCTCACGTCGGCGATCAAAGCGCGCGGCGATGGCAAGCAGTACGGCGGACTCAGCTACTCGATCAACGGCGGCCAGCAGCGGGATTTCGCCTGGTCCTACGACGAAGGCGACCAGCAAACTCGCGGCCAAGGCGCTCTCCGAAGTGCTGGTCGAGGCGATCAAAGCGTCCTCATTTGGCGAGGACATCACGCGACTGTTCGACGGCCTTACAAGCCCGGAATCGACCCTGCAAATGGTGCAAGCCGTCGTTGCCCTGAGCAAGGTGTCTGACCAGCTCAATGAAGCCTGGGGCCTGACTGTCGATCAAGCCGCGACCGTTGCGAGACTGACTGCAGATGGCACAGAACAGGGGAGAATTGCCGCTACGGCCGCCGTTGCTCAGGCCGCACTCGCCAAAAAAGCCATCAGCACCAGCCTGGTTGAAGCCTACGAATCAATCTCGGAGCCATTCCGCGCTGTCGTCGGCCGGCAGCTTCCTCTGTCGCTCAAAGCCTATGACGAGGCGCTCAAGGGTGTTGACAAGACGACACATGCCGGCATTGAGGCGTTTTCGCGCCTGTTCGCGCTGCGCGGAAATCTCACGGCATTTGTTGCGGCGATCGATAGCATTCGAGGCGGTCTTAATGCCGCCATCGAGGATTTCCGCACGCCGGAAGATCGCATTGCTCGCCGTCAAACGGCGCTTTATGACGCCGCAAATGATGCCGGGATTGCGCTGCCATCGTCATACAGTGCGCTGGTTTCGCTTGCCGATGGCATAGACTACACGACCGAAGCCGGGCTGCATCTCGCCATGACACTGCCGGCTGTCGTGTCAGCATTCAAAAGTCTCCAGGAGGCCTCGGCGCCGATCATCGACGAACGCAAAACGCTGCAGTCGCAACTCGATGATCTGACGCTGACATCAGCGCAGTTGCTCGAACGGCAACGGGATGCGCTCGACGCCAGCAACCGCGCGCTGTTTGACCAGATCCAGGCGGCCAACGCCGCCAAGCGCGTCGCCGACGAACGGGCCGGTCTGCAGGAGCAACTTGACGCGCTGACGCTTACCTCGACGCAACTGCTGGAGCGGCAGCGGGCCGCGCTCGATGCCAGCAATCAGTCGTTGTTCGATCAGATCCAGGCGGCTACAGAAGACAAACGAGTTGCCGACGAACGCCAGCGCCTGCAGGATCAACTCGATCAGGCGATTGGTGATACCGCAGCTTTGCGGCAGCGCGAGCTTGAAGCGCTCGACCCGAGCAACCGCGCGTTGCAGTTGCGAATCTATGCGCTGGCCGACGAGAAGGCCGCGCGCGAGGCCGATGCTGCAGCAGCGCAGCGTGCGCGTGACGGACTGCAGAGTGCCTACAATCAGCGGCTGTCGGACGCTCGAAGCCGATTGCAGTCGGCCTACCAAGCGGAATCCTCCGCACTGGAGGCATTGACCGACCGCCTGAGCGGATTCGCGCAGGCAGCGCGATCGCTTCTCGACGACCTCTATTACGGCGCCAGCTCGCCGCTGTCCAGCCATGAGCAGTTTGCCCGCGCGCAATCCGGGCTGGCCGGCGTGATCTCTCGCGTTCGGGCAGCCGATTCAAGCGCGCTGCCTGAACTGCAGACCTTCCTTGATTTGTCGAAGTCGAACAGCGCCACATTTGTCGACTACGCCAGGGATTTCGCGCAAGTATCAGGCACACTGATTGAATCGGCGGCGTCGGCGGAGGCACAAGCCGGTCTGGCGAAACAACAGCTCGCGCAGCTCAAAAAGCTCACCGATGGCGTGCTCGGCGTGGATTCGTCGGTGCTGTCCGTCGCCGAAGCGATTGCCGAGCTGAACGCCGTGACCGAGGGCGGGCTGCTCGGCGTCGTCGAAGCGGTCGCGAGCGCGGCGGACTCCAGCGCAGCCACCATTGCCGCTGCGCTGGCGAGCAGCCGACTCCCCGTGTCGACGACCTCGATTCAGACTTCCGCCGGGCAGGCGGAGCAGCCCGCATATGCCGACAATTACACCTGGCAACTCGCTTATCCGGGGGCTATCTGGCTTGAGGCATACGACGAAGCCAACAAAGCGGTCAATCAAGCCATGCTCAGCGAGCACTACGGCGGCCGTATGGTAGACGACGCTTACCGGGCCGAGATATTCCGGTCTTACGGGGTTCCAGGCTACGCCAGCGGCGGATATTTCGGCGGCGGGTTGCGATTGGTCGGAGAGAACGGCCCTGAAATCGAGGCGACTGGGCCGGCACGCATCTGGAATGCATCCGAAACGCGCGCAATGCTGGGCGGCGGCGAGATGGCGGCAGAAATCAGGGCATTGCGGGCTGAAGTTGCTGCCCTGCGCGCCGAGTCCAGCGCAGAAAATCGCGCCATTGCCTCGTCGGCTGTGAAGACGGCGAGATTGCTCGAGCGCGCCATGCCGGACGGTGACGCGATCGCCACCAGGGAGGCCGCATGATCACGCAAACTGCCAAAGTGATCGCTCCGACGACGGTCACGGACGCGATGCTGACATCCAGCACCGCACCGGAGACCGATTACGCGGCCTATGCCGGCGGCACGACCTACGCACTCGGCGCGCATGTCATCCTTGCCAGCACGCACAGGATTTACGAGAGCCTGCAGAACGGCAATACCGGGCACTCGCCAGAGCTTGCGGCGTCCTCCACGTGGTGGCTGGACATCGGCCCGACGAATCGCTGGGCCATGTTTGATGATGTCGTCGGCACATCGACCGCGCTCGCATCGCCGCTTACCGTCGTCCTCAGACCTGGGCCAATTTCAGGCATTGCGCTCATGGAGATTGTCGGCGCATCAGTATCGGTGACGCTCAAAGACGCGCCTGGCGGGACAACGATCTACTCGGCAACGGTGAATCTTGACGATACCGTGGTGGACAGCTTCTACGATTGGTTCTTCAACCCATACGTCCATCGATCAAGCGTAATTCTGACCGATTTGCCTTGGCATTATTTCGATCCTGAACTGACCATATCAATCACAGGAACAGGAACGGTTTCCTGCGGCGTATGCAAATTCGGCGAGTCGATCGGCATCGGTGGAACAACTACCGGAGCAACGGCAGGAATCATCGATTACAGCGTCAAAACGGTTGACGTTTTCGGGCGCACATCCGTCACTCGGCGCGCATTTTCCAAGCGTGCCAGCATCCAGATTGTCGCCGACAAAGCCGATCTGGATCGCATATTTGCGCGATTGTCTGCGTTGCGAGCGACTCCGGCTGTCTGGATAGCGACCGAGGCCGCTGGATTTTCTCCGCTGCTGATCTATGGATTTTTCAAGGATTTTTCCATAGAGGTTGCATACTCGGTAATCGTTTATTGCTCACTCGAAATCGAAGGGCTTATTTGATGGCAATCACCGCGCTCCCCTCGCTCGACCGCACCAGTCCGACATTCCGGACGAGTGTCGACACATTTTTCGCATCCCAGTTGCCAGCGTTTGTATCAGAGGCCAACGCGTTGCAGACGGACGTCAACGCCAAGCAGGTGGCTGCGGCCACCAGCGAGACCAATGCTGCCAATTCGGCGAGCAGCGCGGCAACGCAGGTTACGCTGGCAACGACTCAAGCCGGTATCGCAACGACGCAAGCCGGGCTAGCGGCGGCCAGTGCATCCAGCGCGGTCAACGCGCCGGGAACGTCGGCGACCAGCACCAGCTCAGTCACGATTGAAACCGGCAGCAAAGCCTTCACCATTCAGACTGGAAAGGCGTTTTCTGTCGGGCAATTTGTGATCGTCGCGGATGCCTCGGCCCCTGCAAACTATATGGCCGGGCAGATCACGGCGCACAATTCCGGGATCGGATCGCTGAACGTCAATGTGACGAGCATTTCCGGGTCTGGCACCCTGTCCGACTGGGTAATCAGCCTGTCGGCCGCGGGCGGACCACCTGTCCCCAATTCTGCCTCGGCAATCGCCGCTTACAACAACCTGTACCCACTATGAAGGACTCGAGATGACCGCCAACGTCACCCCCATTTTCCCGCTTACACCCAACGTCGGCGCGCTGAACGCCATCGTGTCGACGGCCATGACATCTTCCAAAGCTTTCGACGGCACAGAGGCGACTGGCACCGCCATGGCGCTGTGCTTCACGGCTGGCTCAAACGGCGCGCGAGTCGATTTCCTGCGCGTCAAACATGCCTCGACGAACGGCGCCGCGCCATCCGGCACGACCAACGCCACTGTGCTCCATCTGTTCATGAACAACGGGTCGGCCAACACCACCGCAGGAAACAACCAGTTCATCGGCGCCGTCGCCGTCGCGGCTAAGGCCATCACGACGACGGCCGAGATGCCCGAATACCGCCTTCCCCTAGATATTTCCATTCCTGCCGGGTATCGGCTCTATGCCGGCCTGACGACGGCGATCGGCGGCACTAACTGCGCCCTCGCGATCAGCGCACAGGGAGGAGATTACTGATGTTCCCCGCATTCGTGGGCATGCCGGCCAAACCGGCTGGTTCGCAGGTATTCCGGATCTCAGGGAATTTTTTGGTCCCGAAGGCGAACTTTTTTATCGTCGATGTGTGGGGGGGAGGCGGCAGTGGGGAAGCTCATCCGAGTGCGGCTGGGGGCGGCGGCGGCGGCGCGCGGCACCGTGTGCTGATTTCAAAGGAAGTCCTCCGTCCGGGGATGCTCATGCCGGTTGTCATCGGCGCTGGTGGGGCTGCGGTCGGTGGCGGCGCAATACCCGGAAATGCGGGCGGGAAATCCTCGTTCGGATCGCTAGAGCGGGGATGCTTGGTAGAAGCCTATGGTGGTGGTGGAGGGGCGTCCGGCGTCGGTGGCGGCGGTGGTGGCATCGCATCCGCAGGGGATACTGGCGGGAAAGGCGGGCGCCCCCATGCGTACTCCAGCGGCGTCGCAGTGTCAGGATTCACCCACGATGCCACCAGCGATTTCGGCGGCGCTGCCGGCGCGCAGGATAGCGGTGAAACGGTCGTCTCCGGCAATGCTGTGTGGGGCGGCGGCGGCGGCGGATCGTGACCTATTCCAAAGGCGGCAGCAGCCTGTACGGTGCGGGGGGGGGAGGCGGACAAAATGCTGGTCAGGAAGGCGGACGATCCGGTTCGTATGCAGTCGGCGGCAACACTAGCAACACTCCGGTAGATGGCATATCTGGCGCGCTGCTCGGCGGCTCTGGGTGTGGGGGGAAAGCGGGGTCCGGATCCAATGCCGTCGACGGAGGATTCCCCGGCGGCGGCGGCGGCGGTTCGGGATCTTCATTCACGTCCGGCAAGGGCGGCGATGGACAAGTGATTATCTACTGGTGGTGAACATGAAAAATGCGCTCATTGAAAACGGCCGGGTGACGAATGTCATTCTCGGCAGCTCTCCGGGCTATGTCCCGGTACCGGATAGTGTCGCCATCGGAGATGAGTTTGATGGCGAGAATTTCTCGCGTCCGACGCCGGCGGCAACCGTGCCGCTTGTAGTCACGATGCGTCAGGCCCGACTGGCACTTCTCGGGGGCGGGCTACTGCAGAC